CAGTGCTTGCGACAGAGGTATGGTTTGCGACCGCTACATAAGTGTTACCACCAAACTTAGCGATGTCGTCAATCAGGTAGGATTTGGAAGGCGTCCAATTGCCTGTCCAGTTGAATTTTACTCTTCCAAGTCTAAACTCAGCCATTGTTTCTCCTTTTAATTATTATTTTGGTCCGATAGAGTTGTAATCATAATCTGGTCCGTTGAACCTGATGACGAAAAAACCATCATCATCTATGTAATAGTAGAGGTTCCTTCTGTCAAAGCGGATCTGTTGATATTTATCATTCGGATCATCTAAAGCTTTCTTCTCAGTGGCAATATCATTTCTAATGACAGATGTTTTTCCAACACCTGCGTCGTATGTGCCGTAGTCAATACCATCACCAAACTCAGGAACACCAGTTCCATCTGCACGATAAAACTCTCCAAGCTCAGTTCCTGCCGCACTAACCTTGGCGAGATAGAGCATATTCTCTGCATCTCTTCTCAGTGCATATACGAAAAAACCAGAAGATTCTGATGGTAAAAACTCACCAGAAATAGAATTACTTAGGGTTAGTGCCATGTTTAACTGCCTCTGTTGTTAAAGACTTTCCATAATGAGCCATTCCAAATAAAGGTTACGGATGCACCAGAAACGTCCATAATAAATGGACCTTCTTCTCTTACCAAATGACCGTTTTCAAATTGATAAGTTGATACGATGTTTACTGGATTGATACTCATAAAGTTGGCAAAATCTTCAATCCATACCCAGTCACCAACTGCTCGGGGGGTTGGTAAGGTGATGTCAAAACCACCAGGGGTGTTTGTTGAATCTACTGTGTACTTTTGGTTTGTTCCTGCAGTATAGTTTCCACTAATAAATGTCCATCTGGACTTTGTTAATTCAAATCCACCAGGAGTTACGCCATCATGAACAACAGCAACATTCTTGTCTGTATCAACAGTAATCTCAGCAAGGGCACCAGTGAACGTAAAGTGTTCAGCGGTAGTTCCCTTTCTAAATTGTACCTGTTTTGTCATGATTCAAAACTCATGAACGGTATGCTTCTGAGTTATTTATACAATTTTAGATGATGACTACGTATGTTCTACCCTCTTCAAATCTGAGAATCTCAGTTTGAGCAGCAGCAAAGAAGCCGAACTGACCAATTCCGACATAAGTTGCTCTTGCAAACGCTTCGTCGCCGCTGGAAAGTTTGAATAGAGTTCCAACTCCGACAACTGGTGGGAATGCTCTTGCTGGTTGTGCAATTCCACGAATCTTGAATAGACCCGTACCTGTAATCGCAGGTGTGAAGTCCACTTCTGGATGAACCAGAGGTCTTCCAGAAATTGTAATTTGTCCCGAAGTGCCTGGATCGCGGTCGTCTCCGTAGTATCCGTAGACGGCAATTTCTCTGTCTTCCGAAGCGCCAGAGAATGTAAGTGTGCCCGAGGTTCCTGGGTCGCGATCGTCGCCGTAGTATCCGTAAACGGAATTGAGAGCAGTTTCTGCAGAACCACCAGTTTGGAAGAGAATTGTATCCTCGCCCGCGCCACTGACGAATTTCTCTGTCGCAGTGCCAGATAGAGTCGCAGTTCCACGACCAACAACTGCAGGATTGAATTTCTGGATAGCATCGCCAGAGAATTCGTAAAGACCTGTTCCACCAAATGCAGGTGTAAAGTCGATATCTGGGTGAGTGAGTTCTCCAGAAATCGTGATGGTTCCAGAAGTACCAGGATCCTTGTCGTCTCCATAGTATCCGTAGACGGCAATTTCTCTGGAGATTGCAACACCAGAAACATTGAACAGAGAAGTGCTGGTGATGGATGGAATCGTAATAGATTCCGCAGCACCACCAATGATACTGAATGTACCGCCAGCAGGAGAGGTGAGACTGATTCCAGATACAGGATTGAACGATGTTCTGAGAGTAATCGTTCCACCAAAGTCTGTGGTGAGAAGAAGCGATTTCTTCGCTTCGCCAGAGATTGTGAATAGTTGTGTATCTTCTGGAGTTTGTGCGACAAATTTCTCGGTTGCAGATCCAGAAGCAGTGATAGAACCACCACCAACTTCGGAGAAAGTATTTCTCTCGATGAGAGAAGCAAACTTGAAGATTCTTCCAGAACCAATTTCGGAGAAGGTAGCCTTTTCGACATGACCACCACTGACAGAGATTGTACCAACTGCAATCTCTTCGATGATTGTTCTTTCGAGAGTTTCGTCTTTCTCGGTTCTGATGCGAATGATTCCAGAAGCACCAGGATCTGCATCGTCTCCATAGTATCCATAGACACGAATTGGAGCAGTTTCTGCAATTCCCTTGAAGGAGAATAGTCCAGGGCCACCACGAGCAGTTGCAGGAATAAAGCGTTCCTTACAACCAAACTCGACACCATCGAGATCCCCTCTTCCAGTATCGGGATCGATAACACCATTTGCAGGTCCACCGATACCAAGAATATAAATCGTACCATCGGTAAGAATAGGAGCATTGGTACGACCAATTGCCTTACCTTTGAGTACGATTGGACCAGAATCTCCAGGATAATCAGGAACAAATCTGGCTGTGACGATGCCAGGATTGCCATATTCTCCAGTGGGAGATCCAGGCAATAATGTAAATCCAGTCTCGATACCGATATTTCTTTCGATACCGTAGTGTGGAGTGTAATCGATGTTTGGATGACGAAGTTCTCCAATGAGACGCATCGTCGCCTTTGTGGTGACAGTCGCAAATGTTGCAGACAGATCGGTGTAAGCACCACCAACAATATGGAGGTATGTGCCTTCTGGTGGATCCATGCTGGATCTTTCGATCGCAGCACCAGAAATAGTTGTGATGCCAGAGAATACTTCGTCGAAGGTTGCCTTCTCGACTGCAATTCCACTGAACGTTGCAGTGCCGACACCAACTTGATCTGCGGTGAAGGATTCTTTGAGGGATCCAGAAATCGTGAAGAGTTGGGTATCTTCTGGAGTTTGTGCGACAAATGCCTCTGTTGCAGATCCACCAACACTGAATAGTTGTGTAGAATCTGGTGTATCGAAGGCAACTTTCTCGACTGCTGCGGAACCAGCAATTTCGACAAGAATAGAACCTTGACCAGGATATTCTGGAATCCATTGTGTTCTGACAGCACCACCGCCCCAGCTGAGGGCAACACCAGTAGAAAGTGGGTATCTTGAAGGTTGTTGAGGTGGTTCGTTAATCCAACCAGCATCTTCATAACCTTGATTGATTCCATCCTGATCGAGGAATCCAGTAAAGTTAGGATACAGATATTGATCATAATCTGGACCACCAACAAGAGGAATACCCTCAATTGTTCCGTAATCTTCAGAGTTATATGTGTTAGAGAAGTCAGATTCAAAGGAATCAGTCTTATCGAACGATGGAACAACGTTCTCTCCGCCAGAACTTTGATCCCAAGTTAGACCACTGTTGCTGAAGAGTACGTCTTGGTCATAAGTATTGGTCTCATCGTCGAAGGTTTCAGCATTAGTTGCGAGACCCTGAGCAGAAAGATCAAGACCGTATACGGGACTTCCAAGAATGTTGCCATAATCGACATCTTCCTGACCATACCAGATAGAGGACTGATTGTAAGAATCTGTCTGTTTCTCGCCTGTTGCTCCACCAACGATTCTGAATAGACCACCAAATTCATCTTCTGGTGTATCAATAATTCTAATGTAAGTCTGACCCTCTTCTCTACCTTGTCTGAGGGTGATAGTACCAGATCCCTTAGGAGCAGGCGTGAATGCAACATCAGCAATTCCACCAATGTATACATCACCAACTTCAACGTCATCTGCAGTGAAGGATTCAACTTCAGCAGATCCAGAAATAACACTGAAGTTACCAACAACACCCTGAGGTTCAATGAATGGAACAAATGCCTCGTCTTTGGAACCACTGATTGTGATTCCGCCTTCGAGACCGAATACGGTATGTTGTGGAGCCTGACTGAACCAGTTGTAACCAAAGATATTGATGCCAGCTTTGTAAGTGGCAATACCAGTAATACCAGAGGTAACGTACTGGAATGTCTTCTCTGGAACACCACGATCGGAAAGAGTGAGGGTGACAATTCCAGCAACTTCCGTCGTATCGATAATAAGTTTGGAAGTCGATACTGAGAAGGTATCGAGACTTGGATAATGTTGTCCACCGATCTGAATATAGTTGAAGGCAGACTTGACATCTCCAAATACGTAAGCAGTTGTTGCGGTTTCTCTGACGTAACCCCAATCTTCGTATCCGTAAGGAGCGGGATCTGGTGCCTGAGCAATAAATCCCCAATCTTCTGGTGGGAGAATAACATCGCCCTTCGAAGATCTGAAGTGTGGAACAAATACTGTTGCAGTTGGACCTACTGCCTCCCCAGTAATATTGAAGAGAGCAGTTGTTTCGTTGCCGAATGCAAGACCAGGATCCGCAGTCGCACCAGTAAATCTGAATGTTGCAGTGTTCTCCTCTGCAATAACAGATAGAGATGCAGCAGCAAATCCAGTTGGTCTGAATGTACCCTTCCTGTCTCCAGTTTGAATCTCAATCCTATCAGCGGCACTACCAGTGATGTCAAAGAGACCAGTTCCCTCAACTTCAGCGGGAACGAAGGATTCTTCTGCAGATCCACTGAACTCAAACTCTCCTTCTAGACCAAATACTCTACTTTGTGGAGCCTGACTAAAGAAGTTCTCACCAGTAATATTGATTCCACCAGTTGCCTCATAAGCATAGGTAAGAAGTTCAGGTTCAGTAGTACTGAAGGCAAAGAGAAGTCTACCAGTTTCTGGTAGTTGATCAACATAGATTTCTCTATCGACTGCAGCGGTTCCTGTTGCTTGATATGCATGAGCAAACAGACCACCACCGAGTTTTCTGAGCAGTTCACCATCATCCTGAGACTCGATGGGTAGAGTCTCAACAACTCTGTGAACAATCTGAGTAATACCATACTGATCCCAGTTAGGTCCAGTAGAGTAGTTTTGATATACCCTGATTCTCTGATTAACGTTTTGTGCTGCTGCAGGTAGATCAACAGTTGTAGTTTTTAGTGTATCGAATGTGGTATCATTCCAATCGACTAATCGACTGTCGCCAACACTTGGGGAATTGCCTGGTATGGTAGTCCATCCAGATCCATTCCAATACTGGAGATATAGATCCTCATTTGGATCTGGTCTTTCTCCACCATTACTAAAGTTACCTCTGATAATATCAAAGGAAATATCTGGAGAATTGGATGTATCGAGAGTGAATTCTACATAACGGTAGTTGGTAGCATTACCAAACTTGATATGTCTACCAACATTAAATCCACCATAGTTTCCAGTACCAGTACCACCATCAGAAACGAATGTTCTGAAGAACTGTCCATTGTAGAGAGCGGCAAGTTCGTCTGGGAAGATAGTTCTGGTAACTGGAACCTGTCTAGTGGTCTCAGTAATGACGCCATAATCAAGGAACTCAACCTGATCCGCATCACTAAAGGATCTATCCTTAGCCTGCGTAATCGTTTTATCGAAGGATAGATCAGCGCTAGAGAAGTCAGCTCCTTCGATATTAGTGATAAATCCGTAATCATCGAGGTCAAATACCTCGTTACCATCAAGTCTGTAGTGAGTAACTGTATTTTCAGGACCCGTGCCCTTGACTTTAATAACGTTCTTGACAACGGGGATGTAGTCGTCTGGGAATTGTTGGGAGTTATATCCAGTTACCGTTAAGGTTCCAGAAGCGGCAAACGGATATCTATTATACTTGAAGGTCGCTGCATCATCGGAGAGTTGTGCAAGCGTTCCAGATCCAACTTCGCTGTAAGTACGTACAGGTACATCACTACCACCGTAGATGGTTGGAGATGGTCCTGCCGCTCCAAGATCTGGGACAACCAGTCTTTCGAGACCACCACCGATCTCAAATAGACTTCCAGAACCGACCCATACGGGTACGAAGGCCTCCTCTGCGGTATCTTGGATACCAAATAGTACAGTATTGCTGATATGGGGGACGTAGGCGGTTCTAGTACCACCACCATTCATTCTAGCGATTACACCGAATGGAGCTACATCTCCAGTGTATCTGATTTCCCCGTAGTAGTGTGGATTAAAATTATTTTCGTCTCTATCGTCGTCAGGAGGTGCCGTAATGCTGCCATGATCCACCAATGTCGCAGAAGCGGTTACCAAACCTCTATCTTCTGTGACAAATAAGTCTATCTGGGTGGTATCATAGACGTATACTGCCATAGTTTAGCAAATCATTTTGATTAAAAGGGGATCGCCTTATAACAAAGCAATCCCCACCATGACAAATATTCTATTGTATATATGTATCAGTCAAGTGCGACGTTCAGAGTGATCTTGATCTGGTCACCGTTGTTCTGAATGTTGTAAGGACCATTCGTGAATCTCTCAGCATACATGATGCTGGAGTAGAGAGTAGCGGTGTTTAGACCAAGTACACCATTCGAAGTAGCAGTTAGTGCAGGAGTTGTGTAGAACTCGTCTGCGTTAGGTACGTCGAAGACAGTGTATACGTTAGACTCAAGAGTTGTATTACCAGCACCAGCAGCGATGTAAAGAACATCACCTTTCTTCAGACCATGATTAACAACGTTAATCTTACCATAACTGAAGCTAATTCCAGGGTCAGTTGCAGCCTGAATGTTGTCAATCAGTGGCTTGTCGATGTAGACAACTTGAAGTGCTCTATCGATACCGATGATCTTAGTTCCTGTTGCAATACCGATGTTATCTCCACATAGAGCACCGAGAGTTAGGTCATCGACGGTGATCTGTGGGTCAACGATGAAGTAGGAGTTACCGACAACACCGATGCAAGGATCAGTGTTATTACCCTTGGAAACAGTTGTTCCGATACCAACGCCTGCAGCGTGCTCAACACCCTGTACTGCGACAGGCATGTTGTTTGCTCTGGTTACATAGTAACCGTAGATGTTACCTGCAGGACCAGTGAAGGTGAAGGTCTGTTCTGGATAGGTTGCGGTTGTA